GATCTGAATCCTCGTCGGGCATAGGCATTACAGGCAATACCACATTGCTTGCCATCGCCGCCTCTTCGTCAAGCGTATCGTCGTAGGTCTTGCCAACGTACTTATACAAATTCGTCTTGCTGATATAAGATCTGACGCGCGAAGCACTCGTATTTGCCTTACTCACCATGGCATATATATCTGGATGCCAATAGATATCGAGCTTCATGCATACTCTGCGCATCGCTTCTGCTTCACTTCCAAGCGCCTCCTTGTAATGGTTGAGTAGATCGTCTACGCAATGAGTACACATTGATAGATATCCACCGTTCTCGCGATACAACGGGCTTTGCGACGTAGGGAAGTTATTTCTTTGCCGTACATAAATGCGGCCACATCGCGTGCAGAGATACTTATCCAGCTTCTCCTTTGGCGGCGTTGCCTCTCCCGGTCGCGAGCTTGCCGCTTTAACCTTACTAACTTTCGGCACTCGAAACTCCCGGAATTACTCCCGGATAATGCCTTCCTTGACAGCTCTCTTCAGTAGCTTGCCAGGAGTAAACTTAGGAGCCTTGTGACCGGGAATGACAATACGCTCCTTCGTCTGCATGTCTACCGCTTCACGCGGCGCTGAATCGCGCACCGCAAAGGTGCCAAAGCCATAGAACTGGACAGATTCGCCCTCGACCATAACCTCCATCAGGGTATCGAGTACGTCATTTACGATGCACTCTGCGTCCTTCTTGGTATAACCTTTGGCGGCCATACGGGCGATAAAATCGGTTTTATTCAGCATTTTTGTTCCCTTTCTTTCCTATTATATTAGAGTTCCTGTAGCGATGTTTTCTGAGAAACACTGATGTCGCCGTTCTTGAAATAATTGGCGAACTGCTCCTCAGCATCGCAGTCGTTGTAGATTGCTACCATATCCAAACTCGACCACTGAGCCAGTTCCTTGATCACGGTCTCCGGTAAGCCAGCCCTGATCAGGCCAGTCGTCCAACAGTGTCTCAGGGAGTGCATATAAAAATCAACTCCCAAGAACCTTCCGAAGCTATTTGCCCAACTCGTTAAGGTAATTGGCTTAATATGTTCGTTTGGATTTCCCTTCATAGGGAATAACCATTCACTCTGAATCCCGTGCTCTTCTCGATATTTCATCCATAGGTCGAAATATGGCTTGAACTTCTTAGCCAATGTGTAGCAGTAAATTTGCTTGCCGTTGACGCCGCGCCCCTTTGTCTTGACCTTCTCACTGGTCTTGTACAGAGCGCCGTCACAGATCAGATTCTCGTCTTTGAAATAATCGACCTTGAATCTGGTCAGCTCGGCCTTGCGCCTGCCAGAGCAAACGGCAAGTGCAACCAGGCAAGCCTTATCAAATTGCTCCTTCTCTACCAAATGATTGAGCAATGAGTCAATCTGGTCGTCAGAAAGTACCGTCTTTTCACGCACTGGCTGAGCAACAGGACTCTCGACTTTATGTATGATGTTTCTGAAATTCGGGAATTCATCGTCAAGGATAGCCTCAATATAATTCGACATAGAAGATAGCGTTGCCTTTATACGCCGTACTCTGGCAGGGCTATTTCCATTCTCATTTACAAGCCACCCTTGAAAAGCAATAATGTCGCGCTTCGTCCAATCAACGAAGAACTTGTTGCGATTATGCTTCAAGCACCATACCATAGCGATCTGCAAATCATTAAGATATACAGCAATGGTCGTCTCGCTTTTCTGCGTTGATCGCAGGTATTCCATAAAATCAGAGATGAGCCTCGTGTTTTCCGGATTTACAGCAGCGAGAGACGCGCTATCCGTGATGCTATTCCGTTTAGTTTTACGTGGCATCAGCTCACCTCTCTGTTGTTTTAGTCTTTCTTTAGCTTAATATTATAGCTGCAGCGAACACCATCCGCGTCGCAGACGCATACCATCTGTTCCGGCTCACTGTATATTCGCTTGGAAACGCAATAATCGTCCATGCCAAGGAAGCTGCCGGCCATGATTGTCTGGATTCCCTGCACATTGTCAATGACATTGTGGTGCATATGTCCAAGCAAAACCGCGTACACGGGCTGTTTTGCCATCACCTGCAATGTTTGAATTTTTTGCGGAGTAGGCTCGTAATCACCATGAACGCCAACATAGTTCTTACCACGCACATCCATGATGTACATGGTTGCGTCGATCTTCTCGCCGTAACCTATGAGAACATTCTTAAATTCGCGCATTCTCGCAGACAGATACCATTCAACAAGATCGTCAAGGCGTTCCTGCATAACAGCGCATTCTTTTTGACCGATGCGAGAATGATTGCCGGCAACACTGACAAATCTGACCTCCGCGAAATGCTTGCTTAGTTCAGCCAAAAACTCAGCAATCAACTCAGACACACCTGTAATTTGTTCGATCAAATTCTCCTTGTTGGACACTGCGATCTGGTAATGAATGTTACCGCTGATCAGATCGCCATTCGCCCAAACAATACAGTTCTCTGAATTGTGAGTCTTGCCGATAGAGACGATTTTGTCAATGTAATTGCGCATCATTTTCGCGCAGATATTAGAATTGTACTTGCACCAATAATTATCTACCTGAGCACCAAAATGAATATCATTTAGGCTGACAAGCAAATCATTATCGGATTGAACAATGCTGTTCTGGGTATATTCAAGCGACGGCAATCCGCCATTCTGCACAGCTCGCGTAATAATATCGTTGAGTTCTTCCTGTCTGGCGCGCTCGCGCACCAGCTTATTAAACGCAACTCGCTGATCGTAAAAACGCTGACGCTCTTTCTGAAGCTCGATTTTCTTGAGATCGATTTCTCTCAGCAGGTCATCACCAGCAAGGTTTTGCTCCGCAGTCTTCTCCAGTAACTGCAGTGTGCGGTTACTGCCGTACATCATACGGCGCGCTACGTCGCTGCTGTATTCCTGACCATATACATAACTGGATAGTTCTGAATAGTCAATATCCGCAAGCGTCTTGTCAACCAACTTCCCATAAATCAGCCTGCGATGATAATCCAGTTCGGATTCATTTGGCTTGCGATTTAGCAAACCTGACACTCTTTCTTGCCGGGCACAGGCTTCTTGAGTAGTTCAAGAACGCTGTGGTTTTCCTCGACATAGTATTTGTTCACGGTTCTCTTGATCGCCACGCCGGGAAGTAGCTTGCGAACCAAACGAGCTTCATTTTTAGTAATCTGAATCATTTTTTATCCCCTTCGTTCAATAGTAAGATCGGGGAAGAACATCCTCCCCGATCGATCAGTCTTGATATGTATTACACCCGTTCGGTGTATTTATTGCTGATATAATTACCGTCAGCCAGCTTATACCAGCCGGTCGCGGTATCAACGCCAACAGCATCCAGCTTATTATTTCTTCGTACCACACGCACGATAGTTTTCTTGCTGTCTGTGCTTGGCTCAGTTCTCACATTGACGGATCCGCCAGTTACCTTAATCTGGAAGGTCTCCGGCTCTGCGCCAGCGGATTCGAAATCAGACAGGACATCCATCATCATAGCGTGGCTATTCTTGCCATACTTGCCATCAACTTCAAGATCATACTTCTCTTGAAACTTCTTGATCGCAAGCACAGTCTTTGATCCACACTCTCCATCGATACCATCTTTGTTATCGCCGTAGGTGCCCAGATCGTAGCCCAGCTTAACCAGCGCAGTCTGTAGCTCAACTACATCAGCGCCTTCAACACCTCGCTTGATAGTACGTTCACCGAGCTTATATACCTTGGCAGAACTGTTGGCGGAACTGTCTGGCGTCTTGGATTCCTCATCGTTATCATCAGCAACAGGAATGTTGACCACAGGAGAATCTTGCTGCTCAGGCGCCTTCACGCCATCATACTCAAGAACAGAATCTGGCATATATGCCCAGTCAGTCCAAGAGCGAGAAGCGACCTTGGTCTTAACAACGCCATAGTTAAACCCGCGAGCCTCGACGGCTTCGCCTTCGCCGATATACACACCGACATGGCCGGGAGAGAATAGCAGAATACCAGGTACTTCTGGTAATGTCGCAATCTTGCCGTGCTCCGCGCCCTTAGACTTGCACCAACTCAGCATGCCGTTAGCGCTCTTATCAGGGCAACCATTACCGCCATACTTGCTGGAGATAGACTTGCCGGTGCCAATAGCTTCTGCTACGCCAACACCGCCATTCGTCCAGAAAAAGCCCTTGATCATGCCGACGCAATCCATGCATACCAGCTTCTTGCTGATATCAGACTTATACCGCGACGTGCGAGAACTTCCGTAGTGAGAAGAATACTGCTTTGCCTTACGCTTCAAAAGCGAATCAGTGCAGTTGTAGACGCAAGTACCATACCAATACGGCATACCCACCATCGACAAACAAAAAGCTACCAGTTCAGATGCCTTAAACATCAAACCTCACCATCCTCGCCGCTCACTTCGTCGCTGATTTCAAACTCATTTGTAATTTCGGTGATGCCGGATTCGACGAACATATCCATTTCCTTAACGGCACTTTCAATGAAAGCATCAACCTCGTCATCGACGACATAGCCCTTCTTGATAAGCAGGCCAACAACATAATCCTTCTTGGCGCTGCGATCAATCACGCCGGTTTCACCCAGCTTTTCAGCCGCAAGAACAAATTTCTGCACAACGCTATACAGACGCTTTTCTTTCAGCCACGGGATTGCAGTTGTCCGAATCCACGGGATTACCAAGGAACCCATCACGACGCTAATGAGCGCAAAGATCAGCTTCAGCGCAGCCGACGCGATCTCTGTGTAGAATTCCATACCATCCACTCCTTCCTGTCAGTGCGCATAAATCGCGCGTTATTTTCTATACATATATGCAGGACTGACAGGATGCCCAAACGTGCGGAAAAATGCGGACGTTCGGGCATGGTCTAAATCAAACAAGTTCAAAAAATCTTTACGCTGCTGTCAATCTTCTGTCGGAAGTTGCTTGAATATTCATTTCCACAGCGCAAGTCTGGCAATACTTTTGCCGGTTAGATGTGCGCTTCACGATGACTCCGCAGTTCTGGCACTCCATGTAGTTTTCTCCAACCAGCTTCATGTATTGGTTGCCAAGATTGCGAAAATCAGTTACGAACACCTGTTCATCCGAACTGTCGTCTTCGACAATCTTTATATTCAGATTGATGTTGTCAATAATATTGCTATAACCTATGTATCCAGCCTGCCACAGATCGTTGATCATCAGCGACTGCCGGTTGGTCGTCACCGTAATGTTGGCGAGATTAAAAATATCTCTCGGCGCACGATTGACCCAGTTGCCGTTGCGCGGATTAACCGCGTTTCCATATTTGGCAAGGCACACCAGCGTAAACATCAACCTCTGTAGCAGACGCCCCTTCAGTTGTCCAATGGCTTCCATCTCGTTCTTGGTAATTGCAACGCCGGCAACATCGATCAGCGGGTACTTACCCGCATTGGCCGCACACTTACTGATTAGGGGGTGCCACTTGGGCATCCCGATAGACGAATCGCAGCGCATCACAAAGCTCTCCAACAGCCTTTCAATATCGTTGCGCTTGTACCCCATACTGTGATAATACTTAGCCATCCTCATCAATGTCTCGCCCGGCTTCTGGCCAAGGCTGTTGCTCTCGATCGCTGTCTCCACCCATGCCTTCTCGTTCAAAATAATCTCCGTCATATATACTCCTTTTGCGAACCATACGGAATCGCTGTCCTCCATATAAAATATCGCCGCAGTCATCCTGTACTGGATAAGAAATCATATAGTCGTTGCGTTTGAGTAGGTTCTCAACAATCTGCCCACCGCAAACATCCCACGCAAACTGCTGTGTACCAACCCGCTGATAGCAGATATCAATAACCAAATCGCAAAGCTGCTGGCTGTTACTGCATACTTTCAGGCATTCCTCCTGAAAGATTCTCTGAAGATTGCTCGCCCTCCAAGCTCGTTCCTCAAGCTCGGCGTCTCGTCCATTTTTAAGTGCTTGCACCTGCTCCATGAGTCGCTCATTATGTTGCTTATAGAGCTTGCTCACAGCCATATATTGATTGCGACTATATTCCAGCCCGTTCTTCATAATGGCCGTATCGAAGGAGTTCCCGGAATAGTTGAGCTTCAGATACCCGTCAAATTCTTTCTCGAAGATCCGGCAGATCCTATTCATAACGCAATCATTCATGCCAACCGGCATTCTGCCCAAGTAATACCGAACAAAATCGCTCTGCTCTGCTGTGCGTTCATCTTCTGGGATGGCCATCAATTCCGCCACATCCATTCTGAATTCGCGCAGGCACTTCAGGCGCGTATTTTTGATATATGTATTGTACTGGCTCATAAGGGTCGGGTAGATGTACCTCATGAAGTACGGCTTCTTGTCTGCAATAATACGCAGGTTGAAATCCCGTGCCTGAACATCTTCGTCAGAATACTCTTCCGGCAACTTATTTGAATGCCGGTCATACCAACTTCGAGGCATAGGCTTGCAGATAATTCCCTTTGCTTTATCTCCTTTATACCCTCGGTTTCCCGATATTTATTAGGGGAGTAGACTATATCACCACCCGGCATAAAACCGGGGCACGGCACTTCCCGATCAGGAATTTCACCTGACAGGTACAGACCTCATCGTCTCTTAGAGACGGTACGTCTTAGTCGTTTGACCTTCCTACGCCTCACGGCATAGGCTTGGCACCGGATTAACATGTGTGTGTATCATATAAACGCCCATCGTCTACGGGCAATAATCGAGGATATGTAAGCAGGCGATGTACCATAGGCCGTGGCAAGCTCCGCTTTGGACACTCCATTTTCGGCAGCGGCGCGGATTGCAAGTATGTCGTCGGCGGTGAATTTTGCCCCATTCGGATTTGTGCGCTGTCTCTCTGAATAAGCCTTTCGCGCCTCATCGCTCCAGTGATATCCGCGACACCTATCTGACATTATGCGCCCATAGGCCGACCGTTCCTCGTCTGTCCAGCCTGCATATCGGGCTTTGCGTGATGCCGACATCTTGGCGCGAGTCTCTGCGCTCGCTTTCCTTCCGGTCATGTTCACCCGATTCTTTTCGCCTATCTTGCGCTTCGTTTCGTCTGATAGATGCTTGCCGAGGTTATATCCGCCGTCTCCGCCATCATGCAGATTATAGCTCATTGAGCGTTTGCGGTATTCAGCGATATACGCCATCTCCAGCTCGTTGAGGAGGCCGGCGTCGCTTACAGCCTCTATGACGGCAAACTCGAAATTAGCCTCGCCATACTTATTCCAGGCATTCTGCAGATATGGATTATCGTGCTTGCCGGATCTGAGCAGCGACCTGTGAGAATCCCAGCTGTCACCGAAGTTCATTCCGGTTTTGCCGATATAACTCATGCCATTTACCTTATTCGTGATCCGATAGATACCGAAATCTTTATAGATATCTTTCAAAGTAGCACCCCCTTTCTATTATTTTTGATACACACATTTAGTCTCCCCGGTTAGCAGCGGGAACCCGCCACACCCGGCATTTGCCGGTTCACCGTGTTATTCGATACGCATTGCTGCGTAAAGGCACTAATTAAAATGCAATTTTGCTGGTAGAGCTGACCGCACTTGATTCTGTAGTCCAGAACCCTATACTCCTCGGAATCTGCCGGGAATTCTGCCTGCACGTCGAACATGGATGTAATCCAGTTGGTTGTGCGGCCGATGTCATCACCGAAGCTGGCAATGTTCGCACGGATCAAATCATCCTCGGAGACCTCGATTTTTGCGCCCTTGCGCTGCGCACAGAAGATTGTTG